AAGGTCAAAGGCGTCAGTGTATGTCTTCACCCCTGCCACTTCCGTGTAATTCCCTGACGTGCTTCCAACCCTCAAAGTCACGGAGGAGATGTCTGTTGCGCCGCCAACATAAATCCACACGCCGAGAACGCCAGTCGTAGGTGTGCCACTTGCCACGCCAGTGTATGCGGAAAGGTCGCCCAATGAAGTGGTTGAGGCGGCATTGAATGGGGAAGCCGAACTTGTAAGCTTCAATGATTGGCTGCCGACGATTTTCGTGGCGGCTTCTGCCGCCAACGTGCAGCTTGTCCCCGTCCATCTTCCGGTGACTGCGCCCTCCATCTCATCAAGCTGCGCTCCGCGCCCTGCAATGCCATTTATGGGATGCCCTGCAATGAAGCTGTCGTTTATCCTTTGGATGGTGATTGTTTTGTTCGTTCTCACTACGGGTTGCGTGTGCTTGAGTTGGATGAGCTTGTAGTTGAGGCTTATGGCCTTAGTGCTTTCCTCTTCAAGCTTTTTCACCCGCTGCTCAACCTCATATGCGAGCCAAGCTTCAATGCGGAATTCCTTGTCGCCGCATTCCACCACGTCTTTTGCGTGCCTCAATCTTTTCACAACTTTTCGGATTGGCAGGGTTGCGGTTTGCGCTGTGATTGGGTCCGTAATGGTTACTTTCTGCCCCGCTTCATAGCCATAATCCTCTATATTATTGACTTCGCACTTCACCGATTGGAAAGGGGTGCTGTAAATTTCAAGGTATTTGGTCAGGCGGGATTGCAGGTCTGAGATTGAGGTAACGTCAAGAACGGTGATTACCTTTTCGTGAGTGTCGTAGAGAAGTATTGACGCGGGGTTGGAGGCGGTGAGGGGAAGGGGGGAAGAATAGGCGTAATCCATGACCACGTTGCTTGAACCAGACGCGCAGTTGGTTACGAATATGATTTGCGCCTGTTCCTTATCCACATAGTAATCTATGCCAACGTCGCCCTGCTGCCCGCCTGTTTTTAGGACGCTGCTCACCGCTACCTTTATCGTTTCCGGCTCATGTGCCAGCGTGAAGGTGTCCAATCCACCCGTTCCATTAAACGTCTCCTGCGTTTGGGTTTCAATGTTCGCACCGATGATTTTTATTTGGTTGGCTAATTCGCTCTTGTCCTCTTCCCACACTGGTTTTGAAGAAAGAATATCTGAATTTATGTCGTTAGGGTTGGTGGTGAAGCTCATACCTTCAAAATAAACCAAATCGTCCTTCGGTTCATAATAAAACCGCCAATTGAGCGATTGCGCGAGCTTCTTGCACCTTTCAAAAACATATGCATCCCTGCACACGAATTTGTTTAGCACCTTTGATGAACCGCTGTCTTGAACAGATGCCCCAGTTGCAGTCAAACCAGTGTAGGTGTTTATGAGGTCTTTGAAAAGCTCGGATGGCTTGCCGCTTGTGCTCCCGCTTTGCAGATAGACGTTGGTTACTGTCCTCACCTTTGCCTCGTTCAGCATGTCAAGGCAGTCAATCTCGTATTTGTAGTTCTTTTCCTCAAAGTTTTCTATTTTGCCTCTGAAGATGATGGTGCTTGCGGGGAATGTCGCAGCCGTGTAAGACCGATAAATAATCACGGTTTGCGCGGATGAAAGAGTTACCGCATCGGAAATATCCTTGTTCGCCTTCAATTTTGCCTTGCTTATCTCATAGAGTATGCTGTCCTCCACGCTGCCCTCAACTATGTAAGACGAAACGTCTATCCCCGCAATCGTGATTTTGTGGTAGTTTTGCCCCATCAGGCATCAGCCACTCCCTTTCCTTCTTTCAATTCAAGCTGAAATGTGATATAGAACGGCGTGTCGCCTGCCGCCCTTGACACTTTGAAGTCCGAAATGAACACGTTGTAGGTCTTGGTGCTCATCAGGTCTGAGGCATAGACCAAGGCGTTGCTGTTTATGGGCTTGATGAACGCCGTAATGCTATCAACCCATGCATCCCTTGTTGCCGCATCTGCAAACGTTTTCTTGCCGGATAGTGAGAATGAACGCTCAACCCCAACAATTGAGATGTATTGGTTTTCCGCGCTGCTCACGAAGCTGTCCAGCTTTATCAGAGGGATGGAGATTTGCATGCTCTCGTCGTCAAGCTGCCCCAAGTCAATTGCGCCGGAGTTTAGTGTTGCCATGTTTTCATCTCCTTGCGGATTTCCTTTATTTCCTCGGTCAATTCCATCAGCAGCTTCACCTTCACCTTTTCATATGCCTCTTGGAGTTCAAGCTGCCTGCTAATCCGTGCCAGCAATTCCACTTCTGTTGTTGGCGAGACTGCCGAGGTTGTGGTTGTGATTGGATTACCTACTTCCAGCATAATTACCAGCCCTCTTCAAGTTTCTTTCCATTGCTTGGCTCAATCTTTCCGCAAGTGCTTCAATATCCGATGAGCTATCCATCTTTGCCACGCTCACGTTTATTGTGATGTTGTAATTGCCCCCGCCTCCTAATGAGTGGGGATTTTTCGTAGCGATGAGGAAGTCGTCCGGGTGAGTGCTAAACGCCCCAGATGGGCTGATAATCAAATCTCTGGCTGCCTTTGGAATTACCCCCCCCGTCAAACCACTTGCAGCGTTTTGAACAGAGGACATCAGTTTCTTTGCTGCATCAACCGCCGCATTGACTGCGTCCATTATTGCATTAAACATTGCTTTCCCAAGATTTAATGGTCCTTTGAGTTGGTCGGAAACAAAATTAAACACTGATTTAAAAAGGCTTGATAGCCACGTGCTAAGTGGTTTCAGAAAGTCAAATACTGGCTTTAAAACACCAGTTGCAGTGTCCCATATCCACTTGGCTAGACCACGCACGGCGGAAATTCCAGTTGTCCATGCGGCAGTTAAAATTGTATCAAAGGTATCAACCCATGCCCGAATTATGCCAACTCCGATGTCAAATCTCGTTTTGATTGCCGCAAATGCAGTTCCAAGAACTTCAATCCATGATTTTACAATATCAACACCGATGTCAAACCGCACTTTCATCGCTCTGAATGCAGTAGCAAATGCCTCAATCCATTCTTTTATAATCCCTATCCCAATGTCAAACCTTGTTCGCAACGCTTGGATGGAAGTTGTGGTAATGTCCCAAAAATCTTTCAGATTTTTTACGCCTGCCCTGAACTGAGTGCCAAGCCCTGAAAATTCTGCGATAATATTTTCCAATTCAAGGAATTTCGCGACAATATCTTTCAAAACGCCTTCAATGCCGCTAACATCCGCCGCCGCGCCTGCCGCGCCTCCTTCCCCTCCCCTGTTCATGGCTACTCCGACATTAGACTCACCTAAAATTGCTTCAAGCTTTTTATTTGCGGCGGGAATTCCTTTAATTATCGGCAGCAGGTATTTCATCAGCATTAGGAAAACGGGTTTTATCACGGCATTGAGGAAAATGGCGAGGGGGAGGACAAGAACTGTAATAAATACGGTTATCATGTCCAAGATTGGCTGGATTGCCCCCATTATGCCCTTGCTGACCAATGCCAAGATTGAGATGCCGCCGACGACTTTAAGGAGGATGTCGCCAAGTTTGCCCATGCCGCCAGCTATCGCGCTTGACGCGCCGCCCTTGCCTCCGCCGCCTGAGCCTGCGCTCATTCCGCCAAATGCGCCATTGAGCTTCCGCACGGCGGCGTCCAAGCCCGTCGGGACTATCTCAACCTTGACTTGTTTTGCCATTCAAAATCCCATTCCCTTTGCCATTACCTTCATCCCTGCCAATTCCTTGAATTTTTTTAATCCCTCCAACAGGGAAAACACCTCGGAAACTTCCATCTCATCAATGTCCCGCATGGTGTAGCCGAAAAAGAAGGCTAAAACGAAGCGGATGTCCCCGAGGGTATCTACTTTTTTCCCTCAACCTCCTTCAGCCCGTTCAATTCCATCAGGGCGTTTGTGATTTCCAGAATGTCGCCGAAGGCTAATTCAGCTTCAAGCGTGCCGTTGTTGGCGGTGATGTCGTAAGGTGCGGCTACCACGCATTTCGGGACTGTTGCCAAAAGCATTGCCCCTAATTTGATGGTCTGCCTTCCGTCTTTCATCTCCATGAATTCGTCAAGGGAGTATGCCCACTCCTTGAACTTCATTTTACGGAGTTTTATCTTTGCCGGAGTGCCTTTGTAGTCTATATCTACTTCGGCAAATCCGCCTTCCACCTTATATGTCATCTCGCCACCTCCACATACAAACTATTCTGCGAGCTTGATTTCCCTTACGGTGCTGCGCTCGTGTTGTTCGTCGCAATGCACGACTTCCATTTCCTTATGCTGAAAGTCATATCCTCCGTCGTCTTGTCCTCAACAGAGCCGCTTATGGCGTGTTCATTCATCAATGCGCCCTCAAATTCAAGGACGAGCTTGCGGTTTGCGGTTGTCGCCAATCCGTTGTCAAGGGTGATTTTCAAGCCTGCCGCTTCCGTCATCACAGCCGCCGGAGTTGTAAGCCCTGTCGTGCCATACATGTATTCCCTCATCGTGCTTGCGGAGAGTGTCCAATTCGCCTTTATTTCGTATTCGGCTTTCTTGGTTACATAATCTGCTGCTGCGCGTGAGCCGAGCCCCCAAATCAATTCAGGGTTTCTCGTGATGGTCAGCGTGAGGGATTGGATTGCGTTGGTTATGGTCGTTGCAGTTGGGAATTCCAATGTTGCGTAAGCGAAGGTGAATGGCGCATCTGTCGGTGCTACGAATGTGTCAAGTGTCGTGCCTTTGGTTTCCGTTGCAAAGTCAAATTCCGCCTTGCAGTCAATCGGCTCTCCAACCTTCATGTCCATTGTGAGCGATTTAAGCACCGTGCCCCCTGCCACCAAGACCATATCAGTTGCAAGGTCGTTGCCTATGCTGAACGCCATTGAAGGGATGGTGTTGGAGAATGTAGGCGTTGCGTCCGTGTTCAGAAACGTGTGTGTGTATGGACCTGCACCACTTGTCGTTGCGGCATTACCTGTCAATGCCCTGAATATCCAAGGGTCTGATAGTTTGAAAGAGCCGGAAAAGCTGCCCTCAAATTTTCCCGCAACCTGCGCCGGAGGCTCATTGCTGTTCAGCCCCCATAATTTTGCAACATTGTTCTTGCCAGTGTAGCTGTCCAGCTTGAACTCATGCCCCAAGTTTTTGAATGTGCCTGCAACTTCGCCTTTGAATGCGCTCTCGTATTTGTAAAGAGCATATTGCTGTGCGCCTGTTATCCCCATTTCACTCACCCTCCAATGAACTCAATATTTCCGTTTTTGCCATGAAAAAATCATAAACGCTTGCCACGTCCAGCCTTGCCGCCAACGCTGTGTTTCCTTTGTCCTTCAAGGATTTAATGATATGCTCTTTGTGGGCGTAAAAATCAGGTGCAGACATTATGCCCTGCACTTGGCTTTTATCCCATGATATTTCCTTTTTCGCCAACATACTCACCTCATGATGGAACTGTCGTTATCACTTTTTCCAGCCTCACGTCGATAACCATGCGCCAGATGCCCCTCATCTTATCCGAGAGGTCGGTGATGGTGTCAATTGTTGCCTGCGAATACCCTCCCAAACTCTTGCGGCTCGCATAAATTGCCCGCCTTGCCTCATCCCTGAGCAGGATAAGCTGCGCGCGGCTCGTTTGAGTGCGAATGTCAATGCTTACCACGTCCGTGTAGTCAATGTGGGCATAATTGAGCCCTGAGGGGCGTTCCTTGTGAGAGGTTGAGTAGGCAAGCACAAAGTCGCCAGTGGTCAGGTCAATGCGTTTATAGGTGAATATTGAAGCGATTGTGGGGGTTTTGCCGCCCGTATTGGCTTTGAGCCAGCCCGAAGAAAGGCAAGACGTAATTGCAGATACGGCATCTTCCATGTCAATCACCAATCACATACTCTATCGCTTCCCGCAGGAATGGTCTTGGCTCTGTGCCTTCCTTCTCAATCTTGTTGCAGATGGATATTGCCACGCCTGTTGCCTCTCCCTTATCCACGCCGAGTTTTCTCGTTGCCCAATTGCGTATCTCAATGAAATCGGGGCGCGTCCCTGCCATCTGCCCGTATTCCACGTCTGCGGCATAGGGTGCTTCGTATTCAATCACCTGCACTTTTCCAACCTGTTTGAGGCTGCCGGATTGCAGAAGGTAGCCCCTGTCGCTTATTATGGTCATCCTGTCGCCGTCTTTCGTATGCACGAGCCACTTCTTCTGCACGAGGTTTTCTTGGCTTCTTGAGAATATCCTCTCGGCAATCTCGTCAATCTCCTCCCCGACTGCTTCAAGGATGAGTTTTTCGCTTCTTTCGGTCAGTTTGAACATTTTACCTTCCCGCCCTGTTCCATTCGGTCAGGCTGAACATTATTGCGTCTGCCTGCTTCTGCCACAATTCCACTTTTTGGCTTAGCCCGATATTTGAGCCACCCTCCACCGTCATCATGCTTCTGTCGTCGGAGGTTGCGAGGGTTATTGCAGTTAAAAGAGTTGCCAGCCGCCTTACGTCGTAGGGGACTGCCGCCTCCCCGTATCTGTATTTCACCCTCAGGGACAATTCTCTTGTCGTGCGGGTTATGTCGCGGACGTAAAGGATGCCCATTGCGTTTTCAAGCCAATAGTCGTTTGCCCTGCCTTCGGTGCGGTTGGTCAGGTAATCTGTGTAGCCATTGCCGTCAAAGACTTCCAATCTGTCGCCGGAGTTATAAGTGAGAGTGGAAACAAAGCGGTGCGAAAGTTGGATGGGAATTCCAGCCCCAACCATCTGGTCTGCAATGATGTTGCGGTATTCGTAGTCTCCGCTTGAAGTTGCAGCCCCTGTTGAGGTTGCATTGTATCTTGTCCTCCATGCGTGCCCTGTTTTCCTGTCAATCTCATCTTCTGCCTCATTTATTGCCGAATAAACGTCATAGATGGATGGGGAAGTATCGCCGCCAAATGGAGTTACCTGCAATAGTCGGGCAACTCGTGTCGGGGTGGTATATGTTGAGCTAAAGGTGGTTGCTTGGATTGGCGTGGAATATGGACCGTAAGCGAGCGATGAGCTATTGTATGGGCGCACCCTATACCATGTCCCAGACGTTCCCGCTTCGTCAAAATAATACAAAATCCAGTTGCCGTTGCCGTCTTTTGCTGCGAAATTAGCCAACGCTGAGTAGCCGTCGACTTGGGTCGCGCTGCTCTCCACATACCACGTATCCCATTCCGCGCCGCCGGAAGGACTTGCCCAACTGAAATAGTTGCCCATAATAATTCACCTTAGAATGGGGATGCCCCCGTTGCTGTTTGCTCTATGAAATATCCCTCCTTTCCTTTTACCTCATCACGAACCACCGATAAGTCATATACTTCATCACGAACCACCGATAAGCCATAATCCACCGTTCCAGCCCGTGCGAAAGTATCCGTGTTTGATGCTGTTTCGGAGAGTGTCCTGTTGCAGGTGGCAGTCCTCGCAAATGTATCTGTGTTGGAGGCGGTTTCTGTCAATTCAAGTGTGTAGTCAAAGCCTATCGTTCCGCTACCACCATGTTCATCAGGCATAGTATCATCCGTTTGTGAAATTCACCGTGAAGCTTCTGTTAAATCCTGCTGGCACGCTGGTTATGTTGAAAAAGCAATAGATGCTTCTGTTGCTTCCAACCGATAAAGCAGACGTGCTATAATTCTGATAGGTTAGGGACAAGCTGAACGCAGAATTGTAGCTGGTCTGGTCGTCGCATGAGAGATTTGCCGTAGCCCACGTTGCGTTGGTTTTTACCGCCTGCCATGTGCTTTCCCATGTGCCATTGTTTTCTACATTGAAGATTGGCTGGCTCGTGGCGTTATTTTGATTTATTGGCTGGCAGATAGTTGGAAACGGGTTTGCGCACCTGAAATTTATTTGATTTGTCGCATTGAAAACCAAATAGTTTGAACCATTCCAAACCCATACTTTTGTGCTTGAGTTTCCACCTGCCGCTTCCCCGTTAAATGGAAGCCAGTCCCCCCCTAGTCCCTGCTAGAATGAGGGGAAATTCGTAACATTGACCGGCAGGGGCGTGCCGCCCGTCGCCCACGGCTGCCCCGTCCATGACTGATATAGCCACACTCCGCTTCCGTTCAAATAATAGTAGATGTTGCCAGTCGTGCTGTCGTTGAAGGAGTTGGTATTGTTGGAGTTGGAAACCCAGACGGGCGCGGTGATGTTGTTGTGGAGGAACAGGATGTTGTAAGTTTGCGACGAAAGCAGAATGGCTATGCCGGAAATCGACGTGAACGAATTATTAGTGAAGTTGGTGTTGTTGAGATAACCTGTGCCAGCGTCTGTGAGTGTATTAGAGGTGTTCGACCAGAACATATTGTTGGTGAATGAGTTGTTTGTGTTCGGGAACGTTGTTACATACACAGCGGAAGTTTTGCCAATGAATGTGTTGTTTGAGTATTTGGAGTTGTGGACATCGCGCAAGCTGTGCGCTATGCCTGCGCTTGAAGTGACAGTGTTGTTTGTCACATTTACATAACGGAGTATGTCCGTGCCGAAAGCTATTTCGCCGACAGAGGTCACGCTGTTTCCAAAGAATGTGGAGTTCCGTATGTTGATGGCATATAAGGCATTGCTGGTCCCATTTGTTGAGAATGTGTTGTTTGCAAAAGTGCTGTATTGCGAACCCCAGGTGAACATACCGCGGCCTGCCAGCGAGGCGGTGGCAGTATTGTTTGCAACCAAGATCGAGTCAGCACCTACTGTGTAGATTGCCGCGCCTGATGACGAATACAGGCTGTTGTTGAGTATGGTGTGGTAGTTTCCGCCATTGAGGTACACGCCGTTGTGCGTGGTATTGAGGTTGCAGTTCTTGACGGTGATGTTGCTCTGGTAATATTCGTATATCGATGCAAGGTTAGAAGAGTTGATGGTGGTTATCTGCGCCCCCTGGCAGTCAATTGTTGAGTTGTAGCCACCGTCAATCACAAAAGCGGATGCATTGCCATTATTGATTGTGTTGAATGTGATATTTGCGCGGTGCGAATTGGAAGTGATACGGGTCGCGTTGCCGCCTTCAAATGTGATGCTGATGGTATTATTGTAGATTGTGCCGTCGGTTGCTCCAGAGTAGCGGATGCCTTCGGAGAAGTTTGAGATTATGCAGTTCTTGATTGTGGTGTTGAACTGGCTTGAATAAACTCCGTATGTGCTTGTGGTGTTGTTGCCTGTAATTGAGTAGCCCGCGCAGTCAAGCGTTATGTTTGATGCCGATATGGTAAGGCAGGTTGAGCCGTTGATGGCTACGGACGTGTTGAGGGTGTAGACGGTGTTGGCGGAGGAAAGGGTTTGGCATGCGTCGATGTCTGGGTCAACCCATACTTTCTCTCCTGTTTTTTTGTTGGTGAGCCAGAAGCCGAAGGAACGGGAGGACAGGACTATCCGTCCCTGCGCGTCCCTCTCAGGCGTTATTGTCATGCCGACGAGCCACGTCCGTGAGGATTTGGTGTCCATCGGGGCTTCCGCCATTACGCCCATCCGCAGGACTTCCTTCGTGGTGGTAATGTTCTTTTCCGCATATTCGGTCTTATTTTGCAGCACGATTTTTTCGGTTAGATTTTCGTCGTATTCCTTGACTTCCGCCTGCACGATTTTTTCTTCAATCACCCGGTTGGTTTCGCTGATGTTCATGCGAGTAAAAGTTGCCGGTTTGGATATGAAGGAAAGAGCCGAGGTTTTCTTGCTCCACGACACGTCCTTTAAATCAAGCGAGGCTTCAAAATTAAATTTCTTGTTTGCCTCCATGCGATAGTAATACGTCCAGCCGTCTTGATGGACGGGCTTGAGCGTGATTGTGAGGGCACACTTGTCGCCGGACATTTCCACGCACTTTGTCGGAGTATCCGCACGCGTGTCAATCTTCATCGCGCCGGGGACATTTGGGGGGGTGGGCTGCCCTAAGAAGAATACGGATAATCCAAGCAGGAGAAAAACCAACCCTCCGATTATCAATTGCTTGGCGTCTGCCATTCATGCACCTCTTAACTTACTTACGATTAGGAGTGCTTGATTTTCCACGTTATTTGTAGCGTGTCCCCGCTTATGACATTTACGGCTGTGAATGTCTGCCTGCAAGCCATTGTGCCTGTTGAGGCGGCATTGAACACGCCGCTTTCGGTTACTGCGAATGAACTTGTGAAGGTGAAGGTTTTGACCAGTTGGGAAGTGTCGTTGGTGTTCGTGGTAGTTACCCTTGTGCCTGTCGCCGCAGCCCTCTCCCCGCCCCCAGATGCGATTTCGCTTTCAAGGGCAGTATCATCAGCAGTTGCGCCAGTCGTGCCAATCCCCAAGGCTATGTAATCAAACGCCGTTCCCCCGACGTCGGTTAGGAATAGCCCAGCCATGTGAGCCATGCCCGCTTTTGTGATGGTGTTTGGTCCATTCCGTTCGTCAATTACCTTGCCGTCGCGTATCAGCTTCATATTGACGAAGCCTTCGGATTTTAGTGTTTCATCCATGTAGGCTCACTTTTTCATCACAATTCGTGCAACTACCGTGCTGCCGTTGCTCATGTTGATTGCGGTCAAATTCATAAACCCGTAGATGGTGTAGTTGTTCATGCTTCGGTTCGTTGAGGTAGTCCCGTTTTCCACAACCAAATTAAACGCTGTGTTGCCCGTTTCGTCAATTATCCTAAACGTAATGTTAGAATTGGCAAGCCCTCCTGTGTAGTTGTTCGGGTTTTTGACATGAACGAATTGAAGCTGCCCCCATGCGTTGGGAATTTGGATGCTGTCGTTTATTGTCGATGTGCTCCCTGTCCTGTTGGTGGTGAAAGCCACGTCGTAGGACACGTATGGATTATACTGCATGTTCCCTACCGAGGTTGTAGCCGTCGCCCCAACCTGTTGAGATGGGGTGTTCGTGCAGCCTGCAAGTAGGAAAGCGAAGACTGCCAATGCGATTAGCCCCGTTTTCCACATTTTTTCCACCTCAATATCCCCATGCAACCCAATAGCCAGTTGTGCCGGAGGTTACGACTATCGTGATTGCGCTTCCTGCGATTGGCAGGGTTTCATTGATTGTCGGCGCGTCTGCAACTACGGATGAGCCGCTGCCCGTTAGCTGCATGGCAACCACAGTTGTCAAGCCTGTGTCAATGTTTCCGCCAGTTACGCCGGACGCGTTGTATGTCCCCCATGTAAATTTCAGGTCGCCCATGATGTGGCTTTGCCCTGATACTGCGCTTGAAAATGCCATGTCAAATCACCCTCATTTCTTCTTTGTCGGAAGAACCTTTTTGATTATGTCTGGAAATGCCTTTGCCGCTTCTTCCATGCGGAGTTTCCCATATTCATCAATCTTTGCCTTGTAATTCTCAGGGATTTCCGATGGCTTCGCCTCTTCAAGCTCATTGGGGAATTTCGCAAGCAAATCCTCTGCCTGCTTGTTGTTTAAAAACAGACCATACGCGGGAAGGGATTTTCCATCCTTTCCCTTTTCTGACGAGAAGTAATACATGCCCCCGTTTGTCGTGGGATAGCCGACTTCCCCTCCCCTTCTGCACTTCAAGACTTTTGCCATACGGACACACCCTCATTGGTTTTTGCCCCTGCCATTGTAAGACCGGCGTGCCAGAGGCGCACACGCCGGAATTTGGTGCTTTGGTATGTATCAAAAAATAAAAAACTCAGAAGGCTGCGGCGAGGTCTCTTGCCTTGCCCTGCACGTTGAACCTCTTGCACTCCAACTCCATAGCGGAGTAGATGACCACCTCGTTGCCGAGTTTGCCGTGTGCAGGATAGGTTGCGAGCTTGGTTTCCGCAAGGATTGGAGCTTGCAAGACCTTCATGCCGAGAATGGGCTCGTTGTAAATCGGGTCCATTCCAGTGTCAAGCAGATAGAGGTTGCTGATTGCCGCCCCATATCCTGCCGAGCCGGAGGCTGCAACTTTGCCAGCCGGAGCAACATAGATTGGTCTGCCGAACAGCGTGCCCATCTCCATTCCGAAGTTCGCGCCTGCGCTCTCTCCAGTATTCACGTTGGTCTTTGCCCTGAACGCTTCCGGTGAGGTGTAGCGCATCTGGGTTTGGAACATCGCCATAATCTGCTCGTAGGTGTCTGTGCCCGTATACCAAACTTGTGTGCTTGGGTTTGCGCCTGCGGCAACGGTGTTCTTGATGAGCGACCTCACGATGCTTTCAGAGATTGCCCTTGTCGTGCCGCTTCCGTGCGAAACGTATGCGTCTGCATATGTTGCCTCCGCATCCCTGTCAAGTCCGTAAATATCCACGTCGTTTGCGTTGATGTCGGCGCAGTTCGTTACTTCGGCATAGGATGAGCAAATCCTGTCAATGCTCTCCACATTTGCGGATGCAACTGTGGTGGCATTCACGTTGAGGTCTGCATCAAGCGCATAGGTGTAGTTAGCCTTCGCCCTTTCAAGCGTTGCCTGAACGTCAAAGCCAACGTCATCCTTTGTCCCCTGCAATAGCCTCATCCTTTCGGAATACTCTATCGCAATCGCCTGTTCCTTTATCCCGACGGTGATTTGCGCCTGCGTTGCCTTCACGCTGTCAGGAATTGAGGCGTTCTGTGCTACGCCAAGACCAGAAGCGATAAACCTGTCGGTTTGGACGCGGAAGCCTCCCCTCTGATATTGGAATTTGGGCAGAAGATTGAACAGGGTTGAGCTGTTGTTCAACTGCTGGAATATGCTTGCGCCGAATACGGTGTCGAAAAATCCGGTCGTGGTGGAGAGGATTGGCGCGTCTGTCTTTGCCAAGTTCTTCACTTCTGATGGACCTCTCGGCACATTCCCGTAGTTCCTCTCAACCAATTCATTGAGAAGCCTTAGATTTTCGTCAGTTCCTATCATAGACATCACCCGCTGTTTCCTCCCCCCATGAAGGCTGAGGGTAGCTCCACCTCACGAGGATTATACTTTTTCTGTCCCATCGCAATCTTCACCGCGTCGTTTTTGTTCGGTGTTTCATTTTGAGGGGTAAATGGCATCGCCGTTTCTGGTCTTGGCACTTCCGTCATCAGACCGAGGGATTTCTTCAGGTCTTTCAGAATGGCGTCATTCGCCGTCTTTGCCACCGTCTTTTCCACAGGGGCTTCAGGCGTTGCGGTTGCCTTTGCAGCTTCCGCAGCAGCAGCCTGCTCATTCGCCTTCATCACGGATTTGTGCATCTCCTCCA